TTGTATCATCTTTCAGAATAAGAATTGCAACACCTTTTACTCCTCTAGTAATCGCTGATACACCTAAGCCCTTGAATATAATATCAAGTTTTGGTAATCCAATATCTGCCATTTTATTCCTCCTTAATCATTTTGATTTGTATTTCTTCCATGTTTTCAACTCCATCATATTTTCTTTCATAATTTTCACTAAATTCTATTTCAAAACTATATTCCAAAACTTTACTTTCATTAATGTTAACATCAATTCTCCCTATGCTCACATTAAATCCATCAATGTTTAAAACATTATCCTCCAAAAATATAGAGTCTAAGTCATCTAACACTTTTAAATTCTCAAGTTTGTTGTTGTCGCGTGTTTTTGAAAAATAATAGATTCTTAGTTTTACTGACTTATCAACTCCAACATTCATAAAATCCTCATGCTCAATATTGTCAAGCATGGTCATAAATGAAGGTCTTATTATTTTCTCTTCAACGTCTGATTCAGCTAGAATTTTTATTTCTGGAAATTTAGCTTTGAGTTTATTATTTACAGCTTGTAGAATAGCAAAATACTTTACCAATTTTTCACCTCCTCAACTCAGCCCATATTTATTAAGCATGTTATCGATAAATTTTTGAGTATCTTCGTAAAATTGTGCTTCAAATTGATTTTTAGCTTTTTCCACATAGTGAACACCTCTCTTGAATCCATGCTCTACTCCATTTTTGTCAACTATAATATGGCCTTGATCTATCAAATGAGCATGTGGTGAATTATTATATCCTCTTATTGCAAAACTTCCACCATAAACATATGGTTTACCTATTCTAAAGCTGGAGATGAATTTACCTGTATTTACTTCAGTCAATTCTATTGCTTTTTCAACTTGTATTTTTATTAATTTTTTAGCTTCTCGTTTTAAATAAGGTTTTGCATATTTACCGCCTTTAAATTCAGAAGCCATTTGCAATATTCTTTTTTCAAACTCATCAAAATCATTTGCCATTTGTGTCACCTATTCATATATTATTTTGCAGTAAAATTCAATGAATTCTTTATTTTTCATGTCTTCTATGAAATCAAAAACTTCGTATTTTATGCCTTTTCTCATAAAATACATGTTAATTGACGGATTTTTTATAGATAAGACTCTACATCTTATTATTACATCTAATACTACCTCTTCAACAGTTCCTACAATAGTTGATGGTTTACCGTGTCTTGGAATTATCTTTGCCCACACATTTTTTATTTTTCTAGGCTCTCTAGTTATTTCTCCAAGTTCATTTTCAATATCTGTCATCCCCCACAACTCTATTTTTTGATTTATATCAGACGTTTGCATTATGTCCACCTCATTTGTGCCATAAATGATTGCAAGATATATTTTACTTTTTCAGATTGTTTATCTGTAGAATAGCCTCTATTATCAAATAAATCTTGCGTAATCATTATGATCACCAATTTAGCTTTATTAGCAAAAGATTGTTCTTTTATTTTAACATCGTAACCTTCAATTGCATCTCTCAAATATCCTTCAGCTGTTCTAATGCATAAATTTAAAAAGTAGTCTTCGTCTTCATAGTCAATTCTTAAGGCTTCTTTAACTTCTTCCAATGTTATTTCAATTTTAATCACCCGCCTATTTTATTTCTTCAGCATACCCAAAATTTATTAATATTTCAGCTATATCTTTTGGCAATTCTCTCTCTTCATCTTTATTAAAATTTGTATATCCGTCTCCAGTACAATCAATGAGAGCTTTTACTTTTATTTTTTCAGATTTAAGCATTTGTTTTGCCATTATTTTACCTCCTTCAATGAGCAAAAGAGCCCTTAAAAAAGGGCTATATTTTATGCAGTTATTTCTATTTCTCCAAACACAGCAGCACTAGTATCAACTTTAACTGAATCCAGTCTGAATATGGCTCTGTATTTTGTTTGATTATATTCAAATGCTCCAGCTCCTATATCGGTTGCTTTCAAACTCATAGCTTGTCTATCAAATAGAGTTATAACTTCTTTCAAGTTTCCTATTATTACAGGAGCAAATTTCTTTCCTGCGTCAGCACCAGTTCCTACTCTTGTAGGTAAAACTTTATTTGAATACACTTTTATTTCTTTTCCAGCAAGCATTTTTTTAGTTGGGTCCGTTGGAGACACTTGAAGAAGTGGCCTATCATCATTATCTTTCATTTGGTCAAACTTATTGAAAGAATCCTGATTCATCACTATGTAAGATTTTGCCGCTATTGCCGGGTCAAGAGTTACATTCAATTGAGTTTTAACACTATCTATTCCTGTTATTGCTGTTTTAGTTAGAGTGTTAAGTATTGTAACAATTATCTTATTTCTAGTTGCAACGTTTTTCTTAGCTAACCATTTTGTAAGGTAAGCTTCAAGTGCTTTTGCATCTGAAAGAAGGCTGTTAGGTACAGATAATATTCCAGCATAATCTTTAATGCTATATGATATATTCACGAATTGAGGTGAATCAGTATCAGGTATTTTTTCCCCTTCTGTTATATTTGCAAAAGAAGTAAATTCAGCATCTTTTTCTATGTTTCTTGTACCAGTTAAAGTCGTTACAGTTTCTATATTAACCAACTCGTCAAGTGGTCCGAATTCTCTACTCAATTCTTTTATTGCAACTTGCTGATCTACAGGTATTAAGTAACCTCCGTCTGCTCCGCTTGTAGAAGTTAATGCATTTTTTACAAGTATTTCTTTTTGTGCAGTTGTAAGCTCTTTCCCAGATATCGCATTAAGGAAAGCATCTTTATAAGCTGCTTCTGGTTCAACTACTGTTCCAGCAGTCATTGGTTCAGGTTTTGCAGTGTTTTCCATATTTCTTTCTTCCGCTTCTACTTTTTCCTGTAGTGATATTTTAGCCTTTAAAGTTTCAATTTCAGCAGTTTTATTGTCTATTTCTGCAGCAGTTACTCCTTCTTTAGTAGCTAAAAGTTTTGATTCATTGATTAAGTTTTTTAATTGTGTTTTTAATTCTTGAGATTTTAACATTTTCATTCCTCCTTAAATTATACTTATTAGATTTAATTTTGCTTTAGCTATATCCAAAGCTATATTTTTGATTTGTTCAGGCTCTACATTTTTTGGTTTACATTCATTTCTCATTTTGTTAATAACAGCTTTTGGCAGCATTCCAAATTGGTCAGTTGTTACTGCATTAGTCACATTAATTTCATCTGTAAACATTATTGAGTCAACAAAACCTAGTTCTTTTGCTTTTTGCGCATTCATCCAAGTTTCATTGTTCATCATGCTTAATAATTCAGCATGCGGTTTCCCAGTTTTTATCTGATACGCATTAGCTATGCTATCATTAATGCTTTTCAATATATCTGCCCCAAGCTGCATGTCGTTGTAATCACCTTCAAAAGTCCCTTGAGAATTGTGTATCATCATTTGAGCTGTTGGTGATATTTGTAACTCACTGCATCCCATTGCTATCACTGAAGCTGCGCTCCCTGCTATTCCTGTTATTTTACCTATTATTTTTCCATTGTAACTTTTCAACGCGGTATAAATTTCAGAACCTGCAAATATTGAACCTCCTCCTGAATTTATTAACAGCTCAATTTCCTCTCCAGGTTGTGCTTGATTCAGCATTTTATTTATTTTATTTGCACTAGTCGCTGGTAAATCGAACCAATCATAAATCCATTGCTCAGAATCAGAAATTATCGGGCCTTTTACTTCAATTTTCATTTATCCACCTCCTCCTATTCCGTAATTAGCTCCAATTTGTCCAAGTTTTATATAGTTACCGTTTCCTATCAACTCATCTGCACCATCAATATAAGGAAGTCCAAGCTCTTCTCTTGCTTCGTTAGGTGTCATCTGGAAGTTATTTATCCTACTCTGGAATACTTCTGATTGTGTCTTACTGTCCATTTTGAACAGTATTTTTTCGTTAATTTCCAAGCTTGTTCCCGCATCTATTTCAAAAGGGTGCAAAAGTTTATAAGTAACTTCTTGCTGGTAAGCAGTAAATAGTGGTTGCAATGTATTCATGTAAAAGTCCAACAGTTGAGTTTCACTGTTACTATAAGAGCTCTTCGAATAATCGTTAATTACGTTTGGCTTAATACCAAAAGCTGCAGCTAATTGTAAAGCTGACAACTTATTATTTTCTAAGAATTCAGCGTCTGAAAGTTTCATATCCAAAAGCTGAGCACTTACTCCAAGAGGTAACGGAATAAATTTTCCTGAACCTGATTTTTTTGAATAACTTTCTATTTTTTCAGCCATCTTCAATTCTCTACTTGGATCCAAATCGCCAGTATAATTCAGAATGATTTTCCCACCAAACATATTATTCTCAAATAACTTTTTAAGGTAAGAATCAGCATGCAATTTTGATTGAATTTGAATTTTCAAAATATCTTTAACTGCTAAACCAACTATTCCATTAAACGTTAAACTTGATTTGAAATGTAGTATTTCACCTTGAAAAAATTTAAATTTTTTACCAGTTTGTGAATCTGTCCAAACGTACCATATCGAATTGATGTCTCCCCATATTCCTTTGTCATCACGCCATATTTGAACTTCATTTGGCGGCAAAATCCACAGCGCTTCTGGTGCTCCAGATTTAACTTCGATATATGCATACGAGTTACCGTAATGCAATCTATTTAATTCTGTAGTTGTCCAAAATACAGATGCGCTATAATGAGGATTAGG